CATCACCCTTTTCATAGTTTCTTCTAATACCTACTACTTTACCTGAGTTGTCTTCAATAGTTACAATGTATGGTATTTTAATTCCTGTAGGCTCATCGTCCATACCTTTGTCTTCAAAACCTTCTAGATCTAAAGACACGTGAAACTCATATAGTCGAATAGATTTATCGATATAAGAAGGACGAAGACCTTCCATCTCATCATATTTTTTTTGCACTTCGGAAGGATCTGCGTCTGAAGGCATTATTTCAATATCTTTATAAAACCCTGAGACTTGTTTTTTTCTAAAATCATTGTAACTCATGTTAATGATTTGAGTAATTCTTTCACAAGAATCTAAATCACTAGCCATATAATTTACAACCAAATCTTCTGCTGGAACAAACTTTGAAACAGCTCTATCCATTAACTCATCGTAATAAACTTTTTTAAATGTCGAACCTGCAAGAGGTAAATAAAATAACATTTGATCAAACTCAGGTGTGTAATCTTCCATCTTGTTCATCAACTGATAGTTCATAAATTCTTGAACACGTTGTGACTGAGAATATTTTTCAGGAGTCTCTTCTCCCATAACTGCTGTTCGAACAGGACCATTCGCTGGTAGTAACTCTTTGAATGCTGATGCTTGAAACTGAGTAGCACTTTCAGCCAATAAAGGATGAGTCACACCACTTGCTCCTGCAAAGGGTTTGGTTCTCTCTTCGTATTTTAATCCTAATAGATCTAATCCTTTAATGTAAGATTCTTCCCAATCTTTTCTAGATGAGCGATCGTTTTCTAATTCACTCAACAATTCATCGGACAACTGATCTAAATCTCTGTCGTCCATCACTTCAGCTAAGTTCGAATAAAATTCTACTTCTTCAGGAATCTCGGACATTGGATCGAAGTCAAGAGTTGCTCCTCCATCTTCATCTATTTCAATTTCCATTCCCTCAGGAGTGGGAATTGATTGTCCATCAATCTGTACTTCTGTATCTGATTTAATAATCTCTAGTTCAGGAGCTCCTGTTTGATAGAGTCCTTTATCAATATTATCTGCCATTTTTTATTTATACCACCTAATTAGCCTTTTACAACATGTCTATTTTTGGAATAGAAATAGGTCCTCCTCTTCTTTTCTTAGTTATTGGTTTTGTGACAAAACTAGGAGTTTGTATGTTAGAGTATTCACTGTTTAAGTCAGGAAGATTAGATAGAAAATTATTCAAAGCATCTGCACTATCAGAAGCTACATATCCTTTAAAATTACCTGAGTCCCAATACTGAACTACATTGTTGAAATGTTTCATCAATATCTTTTCAAAATCTTCAGAAGTAACCTGTCTTCGATCCATTCCTTCCAAAGTTTCTTTTTGTTTTTTTGTCAAATCTTTTTGATCGTAATACTGTAATTTAAACTGATTCTTCTTATCCTCGTTAGCTTTCCATTCAGGATCGTCATAAGAAGTAAAAAACTTTTCTTCAAACAAAGCAATTCCTGTGGGCTTTAACTTTTCACTAACTAATTTAACTTTGTTGTTTCTTCCTTTGTCAATAAACTGAAAGGTCATTTTCTCAGTAATCGCATCCAAAGAATTATCTTCAATTGAATCTGCGTCAAAGAAATCTGTCGAGATTGGTTGTTTCTTTTCGTCTTTTACATCAAACGCATAATTGCCAAATTTAGATTTATCTGTGGTGAAAGCACTTCGAATATAGTAAGCGTTAGACATTTGTTGTTGATTAAATATTTTATTAGCAACAACGTTAGGGTCCACAATAAATCCAGTCACATCTGGTCTTACTTCAGCAATCGTATTGATAAATCCTCCTTCCGTTCCACCAATGTCTAAGACATTAGCATTTTTAGGAAGAGACTTAATTAGTGCATCAGCAGTAGCGACTTGAGCTTCTTTAAAAGTAGGAATACTAGTGAAGATATGGTTTTCAAAATTACCACTTCTCTTTTCCTCAAAGATATTAAAAGTCTGTCCTATCTCTGATAGGTCGACAATAGGTTGATAGGTTGATTTGGGAGTACCAATTTCTCCCAACATGGTTCGAGTGAAAAAATCACTGCTTTGTTCTAGAGGCGCAATTTCAAAACCTTCTTCGGTTTTTAATACATATTCTCCCTGATCGCTTTGAGATCCTCGGTCGACATCTCCTCTTTGGGTTTGTTCACTTTGCGCTTTGAGGGCTTCAATGGCTGTTTGGCCATCTTCTTGGCGTACTGTATCAGTTTTTTCATCTTCTTCCTTTCTATCAATATTTATAAGGTTCAGCAAGTCTAATGGATCAGGTTCAGGAGGAGTCGGAGTTTTGTCGTCATCCTTTTTCGGTGGAACTTGATTAGACTTCTCTAAATCTTTTAATGCTGTCACCGAAGGTGACGCCGCTAAATTTGTGATAAGATTGTATACATCATCTAAAGATATATTACCGAGAGCTAATTCTTTTTGAATCTGACTGGCTTGTTGCGATCCCACAGCACCCACGAGCAACGATCCGAGGACCGTGGGACTTGCTCTCATTAGTAACTGTTGTATCATTAATCTCCTTCCACGATCAACGGGCCACGAGTCATCGCTTCTTTGTCATCGTCAATAATTAATTTGGTATCATGAGTTATACCATTCTTGTCGTAATTCTCTAAGACTTTAATAAGTTCATCCTTATTCATATTTTCTAAAGGCGTGTCCGTTTGAACTTTGTTATCGTAAAAACCAGCAACCTTACCTCTGTTGACTTCAGCAGCCACGGCCGCCGAATAGTGTTTATGTTCTCGCGCTTCTTCTCTGATCTGTTTTAAGGAGGCCAAGTGAGACGCTGTCGATACTCCATACATTTGATGAAGATCTTGTTTCATCTCATGAATGGCCTCCACTACGAAAGGATTATGATTAGGGTTTAATAAATCAGTGGCTGTTTGTCTAGCTCTATTCTGAGAATAGCCAGCTCTGCGCGCCGCTTCGGCAGCGGAACATTCTCCGAGTAAAACTTTGTGTACGTATTCATAAACAAAAATCATCTGTTTCGGTGTTAGTTTCTGTTTCAATCTCCTGTCTTCAGGATTAATTAATTTTTTAGTAGTACTCATATTTACGTTTACTCCTTGGTTCCATGTCATCTTCATCATCATGCAAAGAGACAAAGCTACCTTGTCTGTATCTTAACAAGGCTAGTGTTGTTGCGTCAACTAAATCATCATGCTCTCCATAAGGAAATGAGGCTATCTCTTCTTGAACATCTTCAGCCCATTCTGTGTCAGGTCGCCAAACGTGACCAGCTTCAAAAATAGGAGAAACAGAATTTAATCGTACGTGTTTGTCTTGACCTCTGTTGGGAGAGAAAGCTGTCGCGTATACTCCGAATCGCCGAAGCTCCTGTATCAAGGGTGTCCCTGATGCCTTAGCTTCAATGATGACACTATCAGGTTGATAGAGTTGAAGTTCTTCTTTTGCTACTTGTTTTAACTCAGGAAAGTCCCAACGCCCTTTTCTTGCATTCAATAAGATCAAATGTGTTTCAGGTCCTTCATCAGGATGAAAGACACCCCAAGTTGTAATAGCTGAATAGTCAGCAGACTCCTTTTTGGAAAATGCAGTATCATAACTTTGAATCTTATAAGAACAAAGGGGTGGGTCTTCCTTCTCCCAAATGTTCCACCATTCGCGTTTCACGATACTCGTGCCATCGTGTGTTGGATTTTGTTGCCACTGAGCGCTCCACTTGGTAGGAACAAGAGAAGCTTTCACTTTATCTAGTTCATTAAGCTTCCAATACTGAGGCCAAATAGGTGTACGCTTTTCTTCGTCATCGTCTTCTAAAATTGCCGGGAATTCTATGATGTCCCATTTATCAGCTTTGAGATCACCCATCTTTTTGATCAATTGACCAGTCAGATCCTTGTCAGACCATCGAGTCATAACGATTACAATACTTCCCCCTGGTTGCATACGCTGTCGAGGACCAGATGTATACCACTCATAGGCGTTATCCATCGCATTTTCAGACAAAGCATCTTGTTCACTATGTGGATCATCAATAATTAGTAGGTCAGCACCACGACCTGTGATGGCACCACCCACACCTGCCGCGTAATACTCGCCTCCTAGGTTAGTTTCCCATCTTCCCGCCGCTTGGTTATCAGTTCTAAGGTTAACATTAGGAAATATTCCTTTGTATTCTTTGGTATTCATCAAGTTTCTTACTTTACGACCAAATCTTATCGCTAATTCACCAGTGTGAGTCGCTTGAATGATCTTGAGTCTCGGATTTTGCCCCATCATCCATGCCGGGAATAAAAATGAGGCGAACTCACTTTTTGTATGACGTGGGGGCATGTTGACAATTAGCCTTTGGTTCTTCCCTGTCAGAAATTTTTGAAATTGTTGCGCGATTTTGATGTGATGATTGCCTTCAACGAACTCAGGCCACACTGCTTTGACAAATCTCATGAAGTTTCCACGTGCATGTTCTTGTTCAATACGCTTTCTAAGCAATACCATCGCCTTTAATTGGTTAGCATCTAAGTTTTTATAGTCTATGTGCATATTTCACCCCTATAGTGTGTGTATGTTGCCAGGACAAGGCCAACGTCATGTGGACCGGGGCCAAATTTTTGGGGGTCGGTGATCGATCTCCGCGAACCTCGGACCGTTGGCCCTAAGTACCTAGGCCCTATTGTTGCATAATCTATATTATTGGCCACCAAAACGCTATATTTATCAACGTTTTTCGCGTTCTGTGTATTATATGCTCTATATCTAGTGGTACTCATGCAATATTTCGCTGATCGTGGACCATGGTTGCCCCACTTGGACCGTGCAAAGTGGTGGAAACTCGCCATTTTCTGCAAGAAAGTCGATATCC